AAAATCCAATTTGATATAATGGATCATAAATTAAATTTTTAGGAATTTAATTATGCTCTTTAACATTGTGAATATGGCTTAATACAGAAAGCGAGAATAATATGTTCGATAAAAAATGGGAAAAGTTTACCAATGGTAAAACTTTTTATATGATTGATAAACATAATTTTGAAATTAGAAAAACAAAAATTTATGGATATCAATTTGACAAAAACAAAAACTTTTATGTTTATGCAAAAATTCATTATATGAATTTTAGCCTTACAAAAGGTCTAAGCAATCAGGGCATAAAAAAGTCTTGGGAATTAAGTAAACCTAATTATTTCCATAAAAGCATAAAAGACGCAATTCTATTTGCAAAGACAGAAAAGAAAAATCATATTTTTAAAAGGATAGATGATTTACAAAAACAAATAGAAAAAAGAAAAGACGAAATAAAAGAAAAACAAGAAAAAATAAACTCTTTGACAGACTCAGATATAAAAATCAAAGAAGGAACTTTTGATAATTTTTGTCCAAGTAGTTCAAGAGGTTATTTATAAACTAAAATAAAAGCCATATCACTTTGTTGAAGATGCCCTTAGAAAGCAAGTAATACAATTTTAAATGAGTTTGAAGGGCGGTGGAGTCGCAGACAATCCATTTATCCACCTTTAAGTCTATATGATCTAGAATGCGGGTTTAGACACCCGACTCATTTAATGCCCTCAGAAAGCGAATAATGAGGGCTATCCAATCTTAAAGAAATCTCTTAAACAATCAAGGCTTTCCTTTAAATTTTCCATACCTTTGCGTCTGCCGACAGGTTGGTCATTAACAATAAGGTTATAGGTTGCTGACTGTAAGTTTAAAGGAATAGACTGCATGGCTTTTGTAAATTGATCGTGAGCGTCAAAACCATTAATATTAAATATCTCTAGTGAATTACCCATTGGAACACCCTCTAAGCGATCCCAATTAAAAGTTTGGCTAGATTGTAATCCTGAATAGACTGCAAGAGCTTCTAGTTTTTCTCCAGCAACAAAACGCATAGCATTTATTTTACTATCTTGTGGGCATAAAAGGTTTTTATGGTAATAATTTTGCAAGTTTGAGTTTATCTCACCATAAATGTGTTTCAAACCTTGTTTTAATTTCTTAAAATCAGGTAAACGAAACATTTGTCCGTCTATAGTGATGATTTCTTGACCACCTCGATCCATTTCCTCTAATTGAATAGGATCAGGCTTCTGTTTTTTCTGTTTCTTTTTCTTCTTTGCCATTCAGTTCGCTAGATTTTATGGAATTACCCTGTTTGTCATACACCCAATCCATTATTCCCCATGCCTCTTTAGAGGTGAAGTATAACAAATTGTCTTTTTCTTCTATAAAGTTAAAATCAATGTTGTGTTCTTTTTTAAAGTTCTCAATACTAAATACTTCTTCATCTTTCCACCTTTGTTGGTTTAACCATGTTGCAAAGTGCGGAACATAAATATCATCACTTGTTTGTTGGCATAGATTATTAAATTTATCTACTAAGAGGTCATTTTTGACACTATCTTTAATTTTTATCCATTTATCATAAGCTAGTTTTTTTGATCCTCTTTTAACTTTTAGTTTTGACCATATATTATTATTAAATATATCTTCATCATCATATTCATCTTCATCTTCATCTACGTTGTTGGTGTTTTGTTGTGACAAATCATTAACAAGTTTTTTTCTTTTTTTATTTGCGTTTGATCTCTTGTTAGATAGCTCTAATCCCTTTACAAACTCTAATCTCTGTCTTTTGTTATGGTATCTATTATCTTCAACAAAAAATTTTTTCTCTAAAACAAGTATAATGTCTGCTCTTAACTTCTCAGCTTCTTCAATTTCAAAAGTTATAGGCAATATCAGTCTGCAAAGTTCATCAATATCTGTTGGTAAACCTTTTCCAGCATTACTTTGTGAGAAACACAAAAGGTCTATGTAAATACCTCGTTGTTGCATTGTAAGGGATCTAGTGCCTGAAATGTAATCATTTGTAAAAAAATACATGGCTGGTAATTTATCAATCATGTTTAATCACCTTTACAGAATTTCTCATAGCTGGAATAAAATCTACAAAACCATTTTCTTTAAGTCTATATAAATATTTGTGAATGGAATTAGTTGTCTTTACTCCTATATGTTTTGCTATATCTCTATAGCTAGGACTACGCATATTCTTTAATTGGAACTTCAGTATAAAGGTCATTATCCTCTGCTCTTTTTCTGTCGGCAAATAATTTGTTCCAATATTCAACCTGTTGCAAGTTGGGCATTTCTCTTGGCTTAGATCCATATTCAATTAGTGTTCCCTCCCATATAATATTTTCCATATTCCAAAACTCAAACTGATTTTCTTTGCATATTTTAATGTAGCTTTTATAGGTATCGTAAACACAAAGTAAGTATCTGATTTCCTTGTATCTTTCTGTATCACGATCAAATAACAAATCCTTAAAAAATGCCACATTTCTATCTTTACTAAATTATTCCTCATTATGCAAATAAATTTAATATTTGACTAAATTTTCATATTATGGCAAATGTGAGAAATGAATGACAATTTGCGTAAATATGCACAATTAAAAGGATTAACAAAAGGAACTGGATTAGCTTTATCTAAATTAACAGGAATAGATAAATCAACAGTTAGTTTGCATTTAACAGGGCATAGAAAGATGAGCCTTGAACACGCAAAGAAATATGCAGATAGTTTAGAAGTACCTATCATTAAATTAATAGATGATAAATCAATAAAATATCCTGTAGTTGGTTATGTGCAAGATAATGGATTAGTAAGAATGAGAGATGAAAACGAAATAGAAGTTCTTGTGACTGATAATCATATACAATCAAATGGTAATTATTGTCTAATACATAAAAAACAACAACTTGCATATTTTTATAACCCAAAAATTAATTGTAAGAACACAGAAATAGATGGTGACTATTGTTATCTAAAAACAAAAAAAGGTAATTATTTAGGTGATTTAAAACTTACCAAAAAAAAACTAGAAATAGTAACAAATAGACATACAATGAAAACAATGAGATTAGCAATTAATTTTTGTTATCCAATATTAAGTTTTCACCAATTAAAACACTCAGATTTATATAAAATACAAGGCGAATATTAAATTTCCACATTCTGCAAATATTTCTTGCTTTTTGTAAAATAATCAATTATTTTCTGTTTATGGCAGATTATAGTTATAAATATTCTCATCTAAATCTTTCTAAATATCCTCCGCAAGAATATAATAAAGATGATTTATTGAAGAAGGAAGCGAAGTTAAAAAGTGAATGTAAAAAGAGATTAGAAAACTCTTCATCTACTGAATTAGGTAATAAACTAATTTGGCATCACATTTTTACTACGACTAAGGCTTGATCTGCCATGTCTAAACTTACAAATAAATTTGATCTACCAAGTTCTATTTTCTCAGCAATAGATAATATATCAAAACAATATACGAGAGGGGAGTCAGATTTATCTGTTAGTCAGTTAATCGATAGTCCTCGCATACGATTGTTAAAACAACATCATGCAAAAGATATAGAGGAAGATGTATCAGAATTAATTTATTCGATATTGGGTACTAGTGTTCATAACTTAATTGAAAACTCAGATAAGAAATCAATAACAGAAAAAAGATTATATGCTGATTGTGAAGGTTGGAAATTAAGTGGACAGTTAGATAGATTATTAATTAATGATGAAACAATAGAAGATTATAAAGTGACTTCTGCATGGAGTTATGTCTTTCCTAAAGAAGCATGGGAACTACAACAAAATGTGTATGCTTGGTTATGTCGTCAAAACAAAATTAAAATATCAAAGATACAGATCATAGGAATATTTAGAGATTGGCAAAAGTCAAAAGCTAACGACAGTGATAATTATCCTAAACTACCTATACAAGTTATGCCATTAAGATTGTGGTCAAACAAAGAGCAAGATGAATATGTCAAAGACAGAATAAGATTACATCAAGAAGCTCAGTATCGATTTGATAATGAAAACTTTACACCATTATGTTCTGATACAGATAGGTGGAAGGATAAAGAAAAGTTTGCAGTAATGATTAAGGGTAAGAAAAGAGCAATTAAACTTCATGATGAAGTAGAAGATGCTCAAGATCACGCCAAGAACTTATCACTTACTACAAAGGGAGTTTCTATAGAGAAACGTCCATCAATAGCAAGGCGTTGCAAAGACTATTGTAATGTCAAACAATTTTGCGATCAAGCAAAGAAGGAAGGATATGTATGAGACCGACACACGAACTATTTAGACTAGAGGAATACACAGGGAAAGACGGACAACAAAGAAAGAAACGAGTTGTCATAGCAAAGGGTTGGGAGAATAAAGATAAGTATAACAATGATGCTAGATACTACACTTTCGCATTTGGTAATGAGAAACTATTTGTAAAAGAAGTATTACCTGAAAGACCACAACAACAGCAACAAGGTTATCAATCTCAACAACAAGGCTATCAGCCACAACAGCAAAATAATGATTTTAAACAAGCTATGGAAGCTGTGCCTATGCCTACTAACCCTGAAGATATCCCATTTTAATGCCTCGACATAATTTTAATCCTGTTAAGAGATCAAGAGTAGTCAATGACATTGAGATGAAAGAATTGAAATGTGGTTGGTATATTTTTGAAACTAAAGTCAATCATCTTGTAGAAGCAAAAGCCTATTACAGCATAGAAGCTGATAGTAAACATGGTCGTACTTTTGAAGATGCACAAGAAGATTTTATAAATCATATCAACCAAGTGAAACAGAAAAGAAAATGGCATTAATTATATTATCATCATTACAATTATTAGGAATAATACTTATTGCAGTCATGGTTTATGCAATAGGGGATCAGTTGAGTAAAAAATGAGTTTAGCATTTACTGATTGGGTTATTGAACATCAATATGAGAGGACAGATAAAATGAAAAAACACACAAAAGTTTTGTGTGACTATTGGGGATATGCAATACCTGAAGATATATCTTGTATTGTATGTGGGAACTATGCGGTGGACACTCACCATATTAAAAATCGTGGAAGTGGTGGGAGTAAAAACTTAGACTACCCAGAAAATCTC